CAATTGCTGCTTGAATATAAGCATTGCACTGTGCTGTATCTTCGATACCATAGCAATCTTCTTCAGAGACTACTACATCTACTGCTTCGCCTTTAATATGGCTAATGATTGCATCACGGGACTTTTCCCAAGTAGGGCGAGCCTCTGGTTTAAACGCAAGCATTGCAGGATTAATAACAGGCAAGAATTTATCTTCCACTTTCTTGCCAGAATATTCTGTAATTGAATTAATTTTAGTAAAGTACTTGAGTGCATCACTACCTACGAGGATAATCCAATCGTAGGCGTCAATATCAACCTGGATATCGCAATCGCGCTTTAATACTTTTTTGATATTAGGGTCAGAGCATAACTGAAATTGATCAAATTGAAACTCATGATCAAACTCTGATTTAAAATTAGTCTTACTTATCTTAGTCTCTATTAGAGCGACTCTTGGGCTCGTCATATATACCTCTATTTGTATAATCGTTTCATTAGTTTTTTAACTTGTTGTTCTGTTAGTGCGCCTGGATCGGTATTGCTTAAATGTATATTTCTATGTAATAGTTCCGCACTTTCGCATAGAATCTTTACTTTCTCTGCTGATCGCTGTCCAGCCTCATCGCCATCAAAGAAGACATCAATACTATCTACGCCTTGAATGGATAACATTCTTAGCTTATCTTCATTGATGTTCTGAGTGCCGAAACAACATACGGCATTTGTCATACCCTTATCGTGTAGATTAATCATGTCATATATTCCCTCTACCAATACAACAGCGCCTTGTATAGGCTGTACTACAGGGAATAAAGGCATCTTCGCACCCGCAGGCGAGATCATATACTTTGGAGTGACCCCGCTTGTATGTCTGCCATTAAATGCCACAATCCTACCAGAGATATCTCTAATAGGGAAGTTGATTCTACCTACAAAGGTATTATCAGAGTTTTCAAATGCTTCAAATCTTTTATACGTTTCTGGCTTTATGTTTCTCCAATTGCCCGTATAAGGCATACTATTCTTGGGAAAAGACAAACCTACACTTTCTGCCCTCTTATCTTTAAGTTTTTTCTTTAAAAGTTCTCGGCGTAATTGTAACTGGTTTGCCTTTTCCCCAAAATAGGTAAATAGGTTTCCTTTGAATGAGCAAGAAAAGCACTGAAAGATTCCAGTAATCTGATCTACTCTCATGCTTGGATTTCGGTCAGCATGGTCTGGGTTTAGGCAACTTACTAAGAAGTCGCCACCCTTTGGCATAAAGTAAACATCTTTTGACTTTAGTAGTTCTTCAACTGTCACTTGCCAATATCCCTTACATTTTCTCTGCTGATAACTTGATAAGCTCCCTTATTGTACGCGGGTGCTATTGTGAATTTTTTGGACTCTTCTATCTTGTAGGAGTCATCTACTATTGGAGCCGTACCTACAACTTTTGCAGAAGAATACTCTTTAGTATCTCTACGATAAGCGCTTGAAGGTTCCAGAGGTTTAAAATCAGGCGTGTATGTTTTAGACTTAGGAAGCGGTCTACGCTTTCTACCTGATGCTGTGTGTCGTAAACTGCCGAATTGAATTGCCATAAAAAGCCTCCTCTACTTTAGAACAACTATTATACTAAATTAGAGGAGGAATGTCAAGATTTATTTTTAAATATCATGGATATCTTCACCAGTTTGATGGGAAGAGTCCTCTCGCTCTTGGGGAGTGAGGGCAGACTCTGGGCCAATCTTTAGAGAGTCCCAATCTACTGTTGAAGTAAACGAAGTCATAGCTCCGTTACGCATTTTCACGCAGTTAAGTGTAATACAATTATCTTCGTGATCCCAGGTTTCAAGTGTGTATGCAGCGTCTGCCGCATCAAGAATACCTTTTGCGAAACGTGCCTCACCCGTAGCATCTGTTTGATATGGCGAGAATACAGTACAATCATATTCTTGTGCCATAGACTTCAATGCTTTACTAACCTCGATCTGTTCTGTCCAGTCATATTGACCTCCGCGAGAAGGTAGGTTAGAGCGTTTTACTTGGTTTATATAGTCGACCACGATAATGCCAACATTCAATGCTTTTACTTTTTTATCAAGCTCGGCACGAATCTTAGCCAGTGTAAGAGACGGATCATAGACTACATCTAATTGCTGAGTCGGGAGAAGCTCGCAAGTAGTTTTTAATCTATGGTGAAACTTAGCAAAGTCGCGGTCTTCTCTATACTCTTTTAGACGCTCTTGCCCATTGACGAAACGACTGGCCCACCAACCGGCTACCTTTTCCCACTCTACCACACTAAGATTTTTAGTGCGGAGTCGTGAGAAAGGTACTCCAGTTGCAATAGAACAACATCGTTGGAGGATATTTCTGCTATCCATTTCAATAGTGAAGTAGATAGCAGATTTACCACTGTTGAAAACACTGTTGGCAATGTTTGCACAAATTACAGATTTACCAGCCCCTCTTTTTCCTCCCACCATAACCAAATCTCTTGGAGAGAATTGAATAGAGTGGTCGTACTCAGCATTAAGCCCGAGAGGTACGTATTTCTCTAAGTCCTCTTCTGGCTCGAACAGTTCAATACCTTGCATACTTTCCTGTGGATCTTCTAAATCAACCTTCCCTTCAATGTCAAGGACAATCTGGTGAAGGTGATCTACCGACTCTTGTGCATCTTCAAAAGCTACACTGTTGTCGATATAATCTTCGAGCGAGTTGAGTATCTCTTTTTGAGTGTATTCATTCTTGAGATACTGTAAGAGCATAAACGCATCAGCATCAACAACGACACTTTCAACGGCATATAACTTCTCACGAGTAGCACTATCACGAATCTCAAACTTGAGATCATCGAACGTGGGCATTTTATGATAGGTTTCACAGTGCTTTTCAATTACTTTATAAAGGCTATGGTACTCAGTAGGCAAATAATGCTTATGAGTAACGCTCCAGGTCTGAAAGTCCTGAAGTGTTAGCACTTTATTAATTAATGCACTTGCAATGTTAATCGTAATTCTCCCAAATTCGATGTAAATAATAGCCGTTGAGCGGAACCCAACGGCTATCAGGTTGTCTAATAACTACTGGGATTAACCGGCAGCTTTAGCACTCTTAGCTGCACCATCGTAGTCAGCAGCGCTGATACCACGACGAGTTAGCATAGTTTTAACGCCACGAGCAGTTTTGCCAATAGCTTCAGCAATAGCTTCAACAGTCATGTCACTGATGTTAGTCAGTGAAGCCAAAGGGTCTTCTTTGGTAGCAGACTGAGTGAACTCTTGCTTAGGGATAGCGCCGATCTCACCAGCACGCAGAAGGCTAAGAGCTTTACCACGTACAGAGTTGACAGAACGACCCATTGCTTCAGCAATAGCTTCAACGTAAGCACCATCTTGTACCATAGATACAAAAGTAGCTTCTTCAGCAGCAGAGTACGTGCGTACAGCTTCAACTTTAGGAGCAGGCTTAACGTGGTCAGTTAATTCCATAGACAAAATCTTGCCTTGGATAGACTTAGGAGAGAAGGCACCATCTTCAAAATGGCCAGCAATCTCAGCATAAGTATAGTCGCCGCTGTTGTCAGTGACAAAAGCAGCAAGAGTAGCTTCTTGAGCGTCAGAAAACGCACGGGTTGCACCCGCAGAAGCCAGTTCTACATCGAAGCCCATCTTGCGCAATTTGCTAGAGATAGAACGAGTAGTAGTTTCAAGCTGCTCAGCTGCTTCCGCAACAGTAGCTTGAGAAACGGGGCTTTCGCCGCCGACAAAGGTAGTAAGTTGAGCAGTACGCTCGTCAGTCCACTTAGGTAGAGTTGACATATTTTTATTCTCCAATTAGTTCATTAAGGTTGGTTACAATTATAACGCCAGCGTCCCTGGCTTTATTAGTTTTAGCGGTATCAATACCACTCTCATTAACCAGGATTGTGACATCCTTAGTCATGCTGGTTTTTACCTCATAACCATGCTCTTTTAGAACACTGTGAGCTTCGGCTTTCGTTTTATAACTGACTAACTTGCCAGTAATACAAACTTTGCCAAGGCTGGTTGAGGGTTGTTTCGGTTTTTCAAATTTAAAGCTAAAAGGCAAGCCACTTACAAAAGGGTATTCATCTTCCAACCAAGTCAAGAGACTGGCTGTAGACTTCTCACCGAGGCCAGCAGTACGGCACATATCATAGTCTATTTCTTCAATATCATTGCAGACTTTGGACAGTTTTTCCGCTGCGGTTTTCCCGATAAGAGGAATACTAAATGCAGGTAGTAGCACATTCAGTGGAGCACTTGTGGAACGCTCAAGCTCTAACATCAACTTTTCTGCAAGTCTCTCTGAAGAAAGCGCCTTAGCAACTTCTTCTTCGTTAATTTGATAAACATCATCCAAAGATGATAACTCAAGTTTAGCGATAGTAGCAGGGCCGAGACCTTTGATCTTCAAAGAGGTTGCAAAATGTTGAATAAGTTTTTCTACTTTGCTTCCGCAGTACTCATTGCGACAATACAGGAGAAAGTTGACATCTTCTAACACTGAACTGCAGCTTGGGCAGTTAGTAGGTGCTTCGATTGTTGTCATACTGGATTCCCCTATAATTGAAAAACTATTATACGCAATTTTAAGATTATTGTCAAGATTTATTTTTTCATAGGTAGCAATCAATCTATTCGTCTCACAACGCGAGGTATAATTTCACCTGAACGTATAACTTCTACTTGACAGCCTATTTCAAGGTTTAAGTCGCGAATGTACTGGATATTATGCAAAGTTGCACGTCCCACAGTCGCATCTCCAATCATAACAGGTGTAAGAATAGCTACAGGACTTACTACACCACTCTTTCCTACTTGCCATTTAACATCTTCTAGGGTAGTAATAACACCGGCTGCTTGCTCTTTTAGAGCGAATGCGCCGCGAGGGTGTTTAGAAGTGTGGCCTAACTCGTCGAACTTTACATTTGATTTGAGGCGAAATACTATACCGTCAGTAGGATAGTCAGCCGCTTTAAAGCGAGTAACTACATTCAGACCCATCTTATGCAAAAGCTCAAGAGAGCAAGCATAATCGGAAGCAAGGCTTGGTGTAGCATCATAAGCAACAAACACTAAGGGGCGAGTCTTAAACTCCTCAAGGTCTTTGAGACCGAGAGACCCCGCTGCGAAGTTACGAGAGTTAGGTACACTACTTGGAGCAACCACTTCACCAGTGATCTGAATAAGGTCTGTACTATCAATCTTCTTAGGGACTAATAGACA